ACTTTCGAGTCACCCCCCCCTCCCTCTCGATGCCCTCCGGCGGCCCCTGCGATGCGGCCAGGAGCGCGGCCTCTCTCGCCGGCGTACCGGCGAGGCCGAGCTTCCTCCTCGCCTTCCAGCGCCTCCGCTGGCGCGCCTTGGCGGCCCGGCCTTTCGGTCCTGATAGGTAGGACGCGCGGGTACAGACGTCGTCGCAAAAGAGGCGCGGCCGGCCGAGCCCGCATCCGAGGACAGGCTCTCCGCAACGGCGACAGGCGGTCATGTTTCATCCTCCTCGGACATTGGCTCGAGCTCCGACGGTTGAGGTCTAGGCTCGAGGTCGATGCGATACGGCTCGCATCGAGGACAGGCGCGGGCCGATGCGCGGCCGTGGCGGTACTGGCAAGCGGGACAGACGCTCAACGCCGGCGCTCGGCCGTGCGGAGACGCCAATCGCGGCGAGAGCGGACGGCGTCGTACGCTCGAGTCCATGCGCCGAGGCGCGTCTCTCCGACGACCTCGAGTCCCTTGACGTCCGAGACCAGCCAACGGCCGTCGTCGAGCTCGACCTCGGCGAGGTCCGGCTCGATGGCTTGCGCGAGCGTCCGGTATGAGAGCGCCAAGTCGTCGGCTCCGTCGATCATGGCTTGCCTCCGTTGAAGGGATGGCGCGGGTCGACCGGCCATCCGTCGTCGCCAATGTCCCGCGAGAATCCGCGCGACTCCTCGGATTGTTTCGGCCCGTTGTGACAGGGCGCGCATAGGCTTTGGAAAGGGCCGCGCCAGAACTTGACCGGGTCGCCGTTGTGGCGCTCGACGTGGTCGACGACGGTCGCCGGTACCAAGCCGCGCCCTTCCGCCTTGCACATACGACAGGACGGCTCCTCGGCTAGCTGGCGCATTCGGATGCGATGCCATCGAGGGAGCTTGTACCAAGCGCGCCACGGCCGGTCGTTCCGGCGTTGGCGGTCGTACTGTTGACGGTTGAACCGCCGAGTCGGGTCCATTGGCGAAAGTCCGAGGCCGCGGCCCATCTTGCCGCCGTGGGTGTGCTTGCTCATGAGCCGGAGCTCCTGACCTTGTCGAGCCGTTGCCTGGCGTTCTCGACGATGTAGCTCGGCGGGATTTCCGACCATGGCTCATAGGCAGGGCTCCGCCGGCGGAACCGCTCGACGAACGCCACGGCCAGGGCAAACGCCGCCGTTTCGCCCCATGACCAGCGGAGAAAATCCTCGGCGAAAAATCGTAGCTTCGAGTCGCCGACGATTATTTCTCGATGGTCCTCGAGCGCGAGTTTCGTCCCGGCGTCGACCAGGCGGAGGCAACGGCCGCAAATCCATTTCGAGTCGACGGAGAGCGCGCGGCCGCATTGCGCGACCGGACATTTCCCGAAAATCGTCCTCGGCGCGCTCATTTCCGCCGGTCCGCGATTTTCTGCGCTTGGCTCGCCATGTAGGGGCGCGGGTTGTTCGGGCCGAACTCGAACGTCGCCAGCGCCAAGGCGGCGAGCTCGTCGCTATCGAGCGAAAATCGGCGCGAGATTTCTCCGACGGATTTTCCGGCGTCTTTTTCGCTCATCTGGCCGAGGACGCGGAGGACGCCTTTCGCCATCGCCCAGGCCTCGCCGGAGCGTCCCTCGGCGTCTTTCCGAACCTCGCCGGCTTTTTCGGCCTCGAACATGGTCCGGAGCGTGTCGCCCCGATATTCGACCGAATCCCACGTCGCCTTTTCCGACCCGTTCGGAGGATTTTCCGAGGGCGCTTTTTTCGGTCCAGACGGAGCCTTTTCGGGACCGGATTCGAGGGTCGAATCCTCCCTTAGAATCTCTTTCTCTATCTCTTTCTCTATCTCTAGGTTAACCCAATCCTGATTTTCGCTTTCGGTTTCGGGATTTACACCAGAAAAGCTCTCGGACTTTTTTGAAACATTTTGATTTCTATTTTGAAACTCGGCGCTCCGACGGTCGCCTCCTGCGCCGGATTTTCGAGGGTGATTATCAGGCCCTCGGCCGAGGCTCGGATTTCCGCCTTTCGAGCCATTTTCGCGGGCCGTTTTTCGCCGCTTAAAATCCCGGACCATGCGGCGCGAATAAATCGTGCTCGGCATTCCGGTAAATGCCTGGCGGGAGAAAACGCCGTTTTCCTCGAGCTCCGCGAGCCATGCCAGGACCTCGAGCTCCGTCGTCCTCGTCAGGCGCGCCAGGATGGCCGGAGAGGGCGGTTTCCCGCCGACCAGGACATAGCCCTCGGATTTCCATGCGAGCGCGAGGAGGCTCATCCAGAACCCGCGCGCGGCCATGCTACAGGCGGCGAGCTCGGCGTCCGTCTCCCATGCCTCGAAATCCCATTGCGCCCATGACAGGCGGCCGCGCTCGTCGGTTTTCCGTGTCATGCGCCGACCTCGACGCTCGAGAACATTCCGCCGTCTCCCTCGAGCCGACGCCGCATGATTTCGGCATATTCGGGATTGAGCTCGACGAGGGTTGCGTTCCTGCCGAGGCGGTCGGCGACCATGCCCGTTGTCCCGGCGCCGCCGAACGGGTCGAGGACCTCGCCGCCGGCGGGAGAGCCGGCCAGGATGCAGGGCTCGACCAGGGCCGGAGGGAAGGGCGCGAAATGGGCGCCGCCGAACGGTTCCGACGTGATAGGCCAAACGGAGCGGCGGTTACGCATCCCGTTCCCCTTGCGCCGCGCGAGACCGCCGTTCCCGTTCGTTGAGACCTGGTCGCCGTGTAGAGCGCCGCCTCGGACGCGACCGCACGTCTCCGGCTCCTGAATCGCCTCGAAATCGAAATAGTATCGCGGGCGCTTAGACAGGAGGAAAAGGTACTCATGGGCGCGGACGCATCGGTCCTTAGCGGGCTCCGGCATAGGGTTGTTTTTCGCCCATATGACGTCCTGACGGAGGAACCAGCCGTCGGCCTGTAGAGCGAACGCCACGCGCCAGGGAATGCCGAGGAGTTGCTTGTCGGCCAGGCCGTGCGAGGGAGCCCCGCGCGTCGATTGAGCGTCGCCGTAGCCCCATCGAGGCTCATTCTTGCCGCCTGGTCCGGAGCCGCCTTTCGCCGGCGAGCGAGCATAGGAATCGCCGATATTGAGCCAAACGGTCCCGTCGTCGCGAAGGACGCGGCGAACGTGACGGAAAACGTCGACCATGGCCTCGACGAAATCCTCCGGCGTGGCCTCGAGTCCTATCTGGTCGTCGTGACCATAATCGCGGAGACCGAAGTACGGCGGCGACGTGACGACCGTATGAAAGCGGCCTTCCTCGAGCGTCGGGAGGACTTGGCGACAGTCGCCGATTAGGATTCTGGTCGTCATCGGAAATCGTCCTCGGAATAGGCCGGCGGGACGTCAGGCGGCCCGGCTGGCGTTGTGTCGCCGGCGGGCGGCGGGAGGTCCTGGCGCGGCGGCGAGGCGGTAGGCATGGCCGCATCCGGGTCGAGGAAGTCGAACCGCGGGCCGCCGCCATAGAGATTGTCCGGCTGGACTCCTCGGATGGCGTTGCGCGGCATATCGGCCCAAAGGTCGATTTTCCCGGCCTCGCCCTCGCGGATTTTCAGGAGGAGCGCCTCGACGGTTTTCGAGGATTTCCGCTCCTCCCATAGATAACGGAGGTCGGCCTTTTTCGGCTCGGTTTCCCGTTGTGCATAGTAGGCGTCGCGATACACGCCGATGACGCCGTCGGCGTTCTCCTCCCATGCGCCGGAGTCGCGAAGGTCCGAGAGTTGCGGCCGCTTGTCGTCGCGGCTCTCGACCTGGCGATTCAGTTGGAGGAGGACGACCAGCGGGACGCCGAGCTCGTCGGCCAGGTCCTTAACCCCGATGGCGACCTCGGTTTGCGCCTCCGTACGGCCGCGGCGCGCGTCCTCGACCCGGATAAGGCCGCCATGGTCGATTGAGACGCCGCCGAGGGCGATGCCCTGGCGCTCCCATGCCGCCGCCTGACGCCGGATGAGGCTCCGGAGCGTGAGGAGCGTCATGCCGGTTCGCTTCACCATCCGGAGCGTCTCGAGGCCGCGAATCTCGGCGGCGGCCGCATACAGGACGTTCCGCTCGGCGACCGTCAGGCTCCGCTTCCGGATTTTGGAATAGGACGGCGCCTCTCGAGGCGAGAGCTCGAACGCGAGGTCCGAGATATGCCGGCGCATCATCTGCGGGACGGTCATTTCGCCGTTGAGCTCAATCCAGCCGAGCGGCCGGCCGTCCGGGTGGCGGCCGTGGCGAGAGACGTGAAGCGCCATCGTCGAGGCGAGCGCCGATTTCCCCATCGAGGGACGTCCGGCCAGAATCCAGACCTCGCCAGGCTGGAAACCGCCGGTCTCCTGGTCGATAGGGCCGAGGCCGGTTTGAACGCCATGCGAGACGGCCGGGTTCTCGAGCTCCTCGAGGACGCGCCGGACCGCCTCGTCGGCCGTGACGAGCGCCGTCGTCCGGGTCGTCATCTGGATTCCGAGGAGGCTCCGCTCGGCGACGTCGACGAGGTCCATAGCCGAGACGCTCGAGTCGTGTCTGGCGCGGCGGAGTAGCTCGCCGGCGGCCTCGATGATCTGGCGGCGTTGCGAGGTCTCGCGGACCGTCGCGGCATAGTCGACGACATAGGCCGTCGGCGGAGCCCGGTCGACCAGGTCGGCCAGATAGCGGACCCCGCCGAGGCTCCCGAACGCCGGGTCCTCGCGGAAACGGTCCATGAGGAGGTTCGGCTCGGCCAGGACGCCGGCGCCGATCTTCTCGAGGATGGCCGAGAACAGGCGGCCATGAAACGGCTCGGCGAAGTCGAGCGCCGTCACCATGCCGTCGATATCGGCGGCGACGGCGTTGTCGAACATGAGCGCGCCGAGGACGGCTTGCTCGGCCTCGAGGTTGGCCGGGACATGGTCGTCTCTCTCTCGAGGGTCGCCGCCGGCCGGGAGGTTGTCGTCGTCGCCGGAGAACGTCATGCGGCGTCCTCGAACTTGTCGACCTGGTTCCCCCATGCGTCGAACCCGTCGGCGCGGGAGCGCGCGAACATTTCGAGCCGCGGGCCGTCGGCGTACGCGATAATCCGCTCCCGCGTGACGTCAGGCTTTCGGGAGTGCTCTCGGACCGGCCCGAGGATGGCTTGCCGGACGGCGCGGGAGAGGCGCTTAGGCGAGCCCCGGCGGCCGAGGAGGCAAATCTCGACGTTCGAGCGGGTCGTATAGCCGCCGCCGAAATGGAGGTCGTTGACGTGGTCGTAGAACAGGCCGCCGGCTCCGCGTCGGAGTTTCATCCATGCAAAGGCGATGGTCGAATAGCGGAAGCCCCATGCGGCCAGGACGTCAAACGAGAGCTCGAGGAACGGCCCCGTCGTCCACAGGAAAAGGTGACAGTCGCGCGCCAGGACGTCGCGGACCGGGAGCGCCTTAATCGCGGCGAGGTCCATAGTCGGATAATGCGCGCCGGCGGACCGGGCGCCGTCAGTGGCGACGGCCGTCCGCGCCTTGAAGCGCCAGGGCGGGTCGGCCAAAACGACCTGATAGCGGCCCGCGTTTTCCATCGAGCGAAGGTCGGGAACGTCAGACACAGGCGAGCGCCTCCGAAAATGGGAACTTGTCGACCGTCAGGAACTTGCGGCGGTATTCGCCTCGAGAGGTCCAGCCCGGCGGCATGAGTTGGACACAGGTCGGGACGGCCGCGAGCGGGAGGTACGCGACGACGCGAATATCGAGCGCGACCAGCGCGACAAGGTCACAATGCGAGGCGTCGAGGCGGGCTTGACCGTTCCTGCCGCGACGACGAGGCGACCAGACGTAACCATTTCTCGGCGCCCGGTCCGATGCGGACAGGTTGCGCGGGAAAGCCGTCGCCTTGACCTGAATCCGAACGAGGCGACCGGCGACGTCGACGACGACGTCATAAGGGAGGCCCTGGTCGGAGAGAAAGGCGCGGTGGCCCTCGAGAATGAGGTCGGCGCAAACCAGGTGCTCGGCCGCCTTCCCGAGGTCGAGAGCCGAATGCGGGTCGGCGGCCAGCTTGGCGAGAACCGTCAACGGGTCGCCCTCCGGAGCGAGCGCGCGAGCTCGTTCGCCGTCGATTTCGGGAGCGCGGCCAGGTTCGGCCCGCAATGGGCGCAATAGTTTCGGAGGATGGATTTCTCGTCTCCTCCGACGGCGCGGCCGCCGCAAAACTGTTGGTCGGCGCAATCGTCCGGCGTGATGCCGACCGGCGCCTTGCATTGGCCGGCCTCGAGGTCCGCCATGATCGGCCCCGAACGGGTCGCCTGGTGACGAGCGAAGGCCGTCGGCGTGTACGTCGGCGGGACCGGGACCGGCGATGGCGGGAGCGATTGCAGCGGAGGGACGATGGCCGCCGGTTTCGGCCGAGGCTGGACGCGCGGCGGTTTCGGCTTCGCCTCCCTCGAGCGGCCGTCGGACTTGACGACGCCGGGCTTAGACCAGCCGCGGCGCGCGGCATGGCCGATGACCGCGTTTCGCGTCAGGTCGAGCCCCGGATGCTTACGGTTGAACGCCCTGGCGACCATCGAGCATGACAGGCCGTCGGTAATAAAGAGCTCTTTCATGTCCGCGATTTGCTCGTCGGTGAACTTAGACAAGGCGGTCTCCTCCCCCATGGACTCGACGGTCCCAGGTGGCTTGATATTCGGGCGCGTGGTACCGGATGCCGAGAAGCCAGACGCCGAACGCGTCCGCCTCGTCCTGTCCCTCGTCGCCTGGCGATAGGTCGATGCCGGCCCGGCGAGCGGCGAGGACCATGTCGCCCTTTTCCGCGCGGCCGTGGCCGGTGAGCTCTTTCTTGACCGTCTGCAAATGCGCCTCGCGACAGACGACGCCGCGGCCAGCCTCGACCATGTCGTGACAGACGAGCTCGACGACGCCGGCGAGGCTTTGGAGCTTGCGGGTCGTCATGAGGTTGGTCGACTCGGCCCATTTCCGCTTTACCGGGTCCCATCGCGGCTTAGGCAGGATGGGCGCCTCGAATATGACGACCAGGTCCCGGCCTTCCGCGGCCGCGATGGACTCGAGTCGAACGACGAGCGGCGAGAGCCAATCCCGGAACGCGGCCAGGAAGGCGCCGACGTCGTCGCCGGTCGAGGGAAGGCGGAGGGCGCCGACGACGGGGAGTGTCTCCCCGCCGCCATGCGCGAACCCCGTCGACGTTGCGAGGTCCAGGCCGAGAATCATCCCCTCGGCTCCGGCGCTTGCAGCAACCAGGACTCGATTTCCTCGGCCCGGTCGAGAAGCGCCGCCATCCGGAGGCCGCCGTCGTTATGAGCGGCGGCCGGGAGAGGCGCGACCATCGTCGAGTTGACCGCTTGCGCGAACGACTCGAGACGGATGCGCTCTCCGCGCGTCAGTTGGTCGGCGAGGTTCAATGGAAGTCCTCCGCCTTGTCGGATTCGATGGGCTTTTCGCCGGGAATCTCGCTCCCGTCATCCTCGTCCTCGACGACCTCCTCCTCGGCCGACGGCCGGCCCTGCTGACGAGCGAGCTCCTCCGGAGAGGCCTCGAAATCGTCACCCTCGGCGGCGGCCGTGACCTCCTCCGGCTTGGCGTCCTCGACGTCGGAGAGGAGCGCGTCAGGCTCGCCGGTGTCGACGTACGCCGGCTCGTCACCCTGCGCCGGCTCTTTCAGGACGCGCCGCTTGTCGCCAAAAACGGCGACGACCGTGTCGGCCGCGTCGAACCGTTCGCGCGATTCGTCGGAGACGATGGTCTTACGGTTGGCGTCCTCGAGCTCGATGCCCTCCTCAAAGTTGGCCTCGCGGAGGATGAGCGTCGTGCCGTTGGCCGGGACCTCGGCCGGCTTCGACTCCGGCGCCGGCGTGTCGGCCAGGGCGGGAGCGGGAGCGGTCGAGCCCGGCGCCGCCGGCTTGAACGCCGCCGACGTCAGGGTCCCGGCGCGCATAAGCGCCTCCTGGCCGGCGTCCCATCCCTCGAGGTAGGATTGCACCATGTTCGGAGGACAGCCCTCCGGAGCCGCGCGAACCTTGGCGAGGCGGCCGTCGACGTTCCCCATGGATTTCCAGCGGGCGCGCTCGCGCTCGATAGACGGGAGGCGGTCGTCGAGCTCGAGCTCGCCTTGCGCTCCGACCGGGAGGCCGAGCCATTGGCGATAGAGCCGGCGGCGCTCCTCTTTCGCGATCAGGTCGACGCGTTCGGTTTGCGCGTCCTCGAGCGCCTCGTCGAGCTCTTTCAGGACCAGGCCGTCGGCCTTCGCCAGTTGGCGAATATCCTTGAGCTTCCCCTTTTCGTCCTTAAGGCGTTGCTTCGCCTCGGCGAGCGGCCCCTCCGTATGGGCGCGGATGGCTTGAAGGTGGCGGAGGAAAACGCCCTCGTCGGGCGCGTTGTGGCCGAGGCCCGGCGCCGTCGCCTTGCCGCCGGCCGGCTTCTCCTGGTCGCCGGCGGCCGGCGTATCGAGGCCGGTCCGCTTGGCATTGGCGCTCTCGCCGACCTTCATTTCGCCTGACATGATTTTGCTCGCGTCGGCGGCGGCCAGGCGGCGCGCCTCGAGCTCGGCTTTCGACGGACGTCCGCGCTTCCGCGGACCTCCTCCGGTTACGTTCGTCGCCATGCGACAGGTCTCCTATTCAGGCGGCCGAGGAGCGCGGGCCGCCGTCGCGCTATCCCTTGCGGGAAACTGTCTGGCCGATGGCCTCGAGGCCGGCGGCGGTGATGCCTTCGCGGGTTATCCAGCCGCGGCGGTGAAGCGAGACGATGGTCCCGGAAAGGCCGCCATGGGCGGACATTCCGGGACCAGCGGCTCGCGCTTAGGCGGCGACAGGAGGTCGAGCGGGACCTTGAACAGGTCGGCGATGAAGCGGCGCGCGCTCATCTGGCCGCGCTCCGACGGCGCCGGTACGTCTCGACCCGCTCCCATCCCATCGCCTCGAGGAGAGCGTCGAGCGGTTTCTTTTGCCCGGTCAGGCATTCCGAGACATGCGGTTGCGAAACGCCAGCGGCCGCCGCCAGGGCCATTTGGGAGCCGGCCTTGTCGATGGCCTTCTCGAGAGCTTCGCGGAAATGGGGCGGGGTGACAGGCTGCAAAATGGCCTCCGTTGAAGTGAGGCCGGAAGCCGTCGCATGGGGCGGCCGCTATCGTCAACCGCCATTTTTTTATTGCGTCAGATTATTTCTCGTGCGACGACCTTTTTCCAGAGGCCGCCATCGAGAACGGCCCAACGCAAACAGAGAGACCAGACATGCCTTTCCGCTCGGAAACCGCCTATCGCCTCCTCGACGCCGACCGCGACCTCGAGGCCTCGCTCATTCTTTCGGACCATCCGGACGCCGACGAGAGCGACCCGACCGTCTCAATCCTCGACCGTCATTACGGCGTCAGCATTGGCGTCCCGCTCTCCGTCCTCCGGAGCCTGGTCCTCGGCGTCGAGAAGGCGGCCGACATGCATACGACGGCGCCGCAAGTCGGCCGTCTGGTCGTCCAGCCGGTCACGCGGCCGGCTCCCGCTCCGGAGACGCCGGAGGAGCGCCAGGCCCGCGAGGACCGTCAGGAGGTCGAGCGCCTCGAGCGCAAGGCCGAGGACGACCGGCGCCATGAGGCGGCCCTTACGACCGTCACGGCCGAGGAGACGAAGGTCGCCAAGGCGTTGACTGACGCGGCCGTCGAGACCCTGGTCCTGCGTTCGGTCGAGGGTGTCTCCTGCGAGGGAGCCTGGCGCTATGTCCGCGACCATCAGAACCGGACGCAATCGGTTAAAGGCCTGGTCGCGCGGGAGCTCATGGCGGTTTCGTACTACAGCGGAGGCAAGTCCTCGGCCGACCGGACGGACCTCGGCGACCGCGTCCTCCTCGCGCTCGAGGCTATCGGCCGCATCGACCGCGACGGCGAGCTCGTCGCGGGATGGTCGAAATGAGCGCCGGCCGGAGCCATACGGTCGCTTTCATCGTCACGCGCCGGGACCGCCTCGGACGGAAATACGACGAACGAGAGCTCGTCGACTCCGACCATCCGGCGGCGAATGAGGACGACCCGACAGTCTTCGTCATTGACCGCGAGAGCGGCGCGCAAGTCGGAGTCCCGCTCTCCCTCTTTCGCATGATGGCGAAGGCCGTCGACCATCAAGCCGAGCGGCATTCGTGACCGGGCGCGTCCTCGTCGCCATGGAAGCCAGCGGCCGGACGCGCGACGCGCTCCGCCGCCTCGGCGTCGACGCGGTCTCGGCCGACGTCCTGCCGACGAGGCGGCCGGGTCCGCACATTCAAGGCGACGTTTTCGATATCCTCGAGCGTGACCCGGAGACCGGCCAGCCTTGGGCCGCCATGCTCGCGCATCCGACTTGCACCTATCACGTTGTCAGCGCGGCTTGGGCGTTCGAGGACCCGGATTTCGACCGCTATCCCGGCGTCGGATATCATCAGCGGGTCGCGGAGACGACGCTCGTCGGCGCCGAGCGGCGCGCGGCTCGCGAGGCGGCCGAGGTCGTCCTCGAGCGCATCCGACTTGCACCTATCGCCTATAAGCTCGTCGAGAACCCGCGGACGACCATCCCGACCCGGCTCCCGTCATTCGGTCGGCCGAGCGACGTCCTCAATCCGTTCGAGTTTGGCGACGACGCCAGCAAGGCAACCTGTGTCTGGTCGTTCGACCGGGACGGCGCGAAGCTCCCGCTCGTCATCGAGCGCGACCCGGACCAGTACGTCCGGCCGCGGATGGTGTGTCAGGAGTGCCGGACGACCTACTCCTATCGCTCGCGCGCCGTCGCTGGCGCCGGGTGCATCTGCGGCGCCGAGGCCGCCCGCATCCTCCCGCGATGGGGAAACCAGACCGACTCCGGCCAGAACCGGCTTTCGCCCTCGTCCGACCGATGGTCCGAGCGGTCGGAGACCTATCCCGGAATCGCCGAGGCGCTGGCCGCGGCCATCATCGGAGGCATGACATGACCGATTCCGTCCGTTGGACCGCTCGCCGCAAGGCCGAGGTCCTGGCCGAACTGGCGAAAGCCGAGACCGTCGAGGAGGCGCGCGCCATCATGGCCCGCGTCGGCCTCGACGAGGCGGAGCTCCTCGAGTGGCGCGACCGCATGGCGGCCGCCGGCGAGAGCGGGCTCCGCGCCTATAACGTCCGCCCCGTCGGCGACCGCCTTCCCTATCCCCTGCATCCCAAGGAATCGAAATGACCCTCCGCGTCGCGCATCCCGACGGCTCCGTCGAAACCTTCCGCCATCATGAGGCCGCCTGGCGCCGCTTCCTGACGGCCTCGGCCGAGACCGGCAAGCGAGTCAGCCTCCGGACCAGGAACGGCCTCCTCGTCGTCCAGCGCGTCGCCGGCGTGGCGACGACCGTATCCGGTATCTTCCCCGGCGCCCGCGACCTCGAGGCGCTCGCCGACCAGGTCGACTATATCGGCCGCGACCTCGAGCAAGGCGTCGCCCATGCGGTCGCGAGAAAGCCGACGTTCGCGCAAGCCCTCGCGGCCCTGGTCGACGCCGGCGAGAGCGGCCGGCGCTTTCGTGGCGAGCGCGCCATCATTTCGCGCGAGCAACATGACGCCGAGGTCCTCGGCATGGTCGACGAGACGTGTGAGGTCCTCCGCGATTTCGGCGTCGAGGAGACGGCCGTCCCGGACCCTCGCCGGCGCGGGTTCTCGCTCGGCGACGGCGTCATGACGTGCGTCCTCGTCGCCGTCGCCCTCTTGGCGCTCGCCTATGGCCTGACGGCCGGATGAGCGTCGTCGTCTGCGATACGCTCCCGCCCGGCCTCCCCAAGGCGGCGAACGCGCGGCCTTGCGGGTCCTGCCGTCACCTAGACGGCCAGGCGCTCCCGTCCGGCGTCTCCTATTGCTGGCGCTTCTATATTTGGGTCGACCCGGTCCTCGTCGTCGAGGATTGCTCCGGCGCCGAACGAGCGACCGGCGGAGACCCGCCATCCCGAATCCGTTTCCGAGAGGACCAGCCGAAATGACTATCGCCAACGCCGACCAGCAAGAGCGGCTCCGGAGCTTGTGCGCCGCGTTCGGCGTCATGTACGGGATGAGCGGCGACCCTTCGCAAGTCCACATAGCCGGAATGCTTCTCGGCGACGGCCTCGCGCAAGGTCATCGCCAGGCCGAATCGTTCCTGACTCCGCCGACGGACGTCCAGCAATGAGAGCGCCGGTCCCGAACCTGACGGCCGGTCAAAAGGCTCTCCTCCGGTCGCTCTCGGACGATTGGCGGCGCAAGTCCGGCGAAGTCGACTCCGGCATGGTCGCCAGGCTGGCCGAGCTCGGCCTCCTCGACCGCAAGCGGGAGCGGCCGAACGGGCGCCTCGCGATGACGACCTATCTCCGGCGGACCGTGCAAGGCCGCCGCGCTCTCGGCCTGGCCGATAACTAGGAGTCCACATGAAACCCCTTCCCCCTCGCCTCCTCTCCGCCTTGGCGGCCGTCCGGAGCGGCCTCGAGGTCGCGGCCCGCGTCGCCCTGGTCGTCCTGGCCGTCTGCTTTGTATGGCTCGTCCTGACGACGGCCGGCCTGTTCGGCGTCCTCGCCTTCCTCGGCGTCGTCGCGGCCGCGGCGGTCCTGGCGACGGCGCCTTTCGGAAAGGGTGACGTCTCCGTCGGCTCGGCCCTCCTGGTCGGCTTCGTCCTGGCCTTCGCCCTCGTCGCCGTGGCGGTGGCGTCATGAGCGCGACCATCTGGAAAATCGAGCTCGGCGACCGCATCGTGAAGACTCACGAAATGCCGGCCGACTCCCGAATCCTCGCCGTCCAGATTCAGCACGGCGCGCCGGTCCTATGGGCCGAGGTCGACCCGTCGGCTCCGAAGGTCCTCCGCCGCTTTGAATGGGCGGCGACCGGCGGTTCGGTCCCTCGAGGCGTGTACGTCGGGACCGTCCAGCTACACGACGGCGCGCTCGTCCTTCACCTGTACGACCTCGGCGAGGTCCAGCCGTGACGCAATCCCTAACCGTTCAAGTCTCGTCTCTATGGACCGACGGTTTCGAGACCGACCCGACTCCGCTCGTTCGCGGAGGCGAGGCCGGTTTCGTCCGCGATATGTTCGACAATAGCTTGGCCGCCGGCGGGTGTATCGGCGTCCGCATTCGCGACGGCGATCAATGCGTGATCGTCAGGCCTCGAAAGGACCGGAGCGTCTCGACATGAGCCTTATCCGGGAAATCGCCATCGCGGTTCTGCCAAAGCCGCTCATCCGCCTCATCGAGCGCCGGCCGCGCGCGTGTCTGGCGTTCGCCTATGTTGGCCTGACGTCCCTCCTCGTCGCCGCCGCGATTCAGGACGGACGACCGCAAGCGTTCCTCGTCGTCGGCGTCATGCTGATATTGCTCGGCGCGGGCGGTGTACGATGAGCGAGCGCCTCCTATGGGTCGACCGGCCGGGCTTTTACCCGGACCTCGACGCGGACCGCTATTTCGACGACCCCGCGCCGGCGCCGAGCCTGACGCAATCGGTTATCAAGGTCCTGAACGAGACGAGCCCGCATCATGCGGCGCTCGAGCATCCGAGGCTCAACCCGTTCGGCCGCCGGCGGGACTCGAGTCGAGCACAGTTTCTCGGCTCGGCCGTGCATCGCCTGGCGCTCGGCAAGGGCCGCGAGGTCTCGATGATTCGTTTTCCGGACTATCGGTCGACGGCCGCTCGAGACGCGCGGGACATGGCCGTCGCCAACGGCCGAATCCCCATCCTCGAAAAGACGTACGCCGAGGCGGTCCGGATGGCCGAGGTCCTGGTCGAGCGCATCGAGGAGCGCCTCGAGGGCGCGCCGTATGAGACGGAGGTCCCGTTCTTTTGGCTCGAGGAGACGGAGGCCGGTCCCGTCTGGTGTCGCGGGATGCTCGACGTCTGGTCCGAGGACCTGGCGCTCGGCCTCGACGTTAAGACGACGGCCGGTTACGCGACGGACGAGGCGGTCGGCCGCGACATAGGGTCGAACGGTTACGACGTGCAGGACTCCTGGTACCGCCGAGGCGTCGCCAAGGCCCGGCCGGAGCTTGAGGGCCGCGTCTCGTTCGAGTTTCTGTACGTCGAGACCAGCGAGCCGCACGGCGCCCGGCCGTTCGAGCTCGACGAGCAATCCCGCGTCTATGCCGATTTTCAGACGGAGCGGGCTCTCCGGTCCTGGTCGGCCGCGCTACACGCTCGCCGCTTCCCTTCCTATCCCCGCCGGACGGGTGTCGTCTCGACCCCGGCATACCTTCAACGCAAATGGGCGGACCTCGCCGCCTTTGGAGACGCCTAGCCTATGGCCCCGAAACCATCCCCTCGCACGTTCGAGGACGCTCCGGCGACCCGCGAGCGGTCTCCTGTCCTGGTCGGCCTGACGGGCGCCAGCGGCGGCGGAAAGACGTTCTCCGCGCTCCGCTTGGCGAGCGGTATCGTCAAGGTCGGCGGCGGCGAGATTTTCGTCGTCGATACGGACAATCGCCGGGCGCTTCACTACGCCGACCGCTTCGCCTTCCGTCACGTCCCGTTCGACCCGCCGCACGGCTCGCTCGACTATGTCGCGGCGCTCCGACATTGCGTCATGCAAGGCGCCGGCTGCATCGTCGTCGACTCCATGTCCCATGAGCACGAGGGAGTCGGCGGGATGATGGAGTTTCACGAGGCCGAGCTCGACCGGATGGCCGGCCAGGATTACGCCAAGCGCGAGCGCATGAAAATGCTCGCATGGGCGGAGCCGAAGGCGGCCAGGCGCAAGCTCCTCCTCGAAATCCAGCGACTCCAGGTCCCGGCGATTTTCTGTTTCCGCGCGAAACAGACGGCGAAGCCGGTCAAGGTCGACGGGAAAACGGAGGTCGTACAGCAAGGATTCGTCCCCATCGCCGGCGACGATTTCGTCTTTGAAATGACGATGAACGCGCTCCTGCTACCGGGCGCCGAGGGTCGGCCGACATGGGCGCCGGAGCATCCCGGCGAAAAGCTCATGACGAAACTCCCGATTCAGTTTGCCGCGCTCCGGAACTCGAGCGACCCCATCGACGAGGCCCTCGGCGAGCGCCTGGCGAAATGGGCGAACCTCGACGGCCAGTCGCCCTCTCGGCCTCCCAAGGCCGCGAAACCGGCAGAGGAGCCGTCAGAGTCGGCCGAGGAGCGCCAGGACGAGCCTCCGGCGGCCGACGAGCCCCCGCCGCCTGACGCGGCTCCTGACGGCCCCGGCGAGGACGACGCGCCTATCGGAGACGGACCGCCGGCCGACGACGTCGAGGACCAGGACCTCTCGCACCTTTCGCCGGCGGAGAAGGCCGAGCTCGAGGCCGCGGAGAAGCGCCAGGCCGAGCGGATGAAGCCGGCCGAGCCGTCGGCGCCGGGCGCGGCATGGGACGCCTTCGCGGAGGTCCTGGTCGACGCCGAGGACTGGCCGACCATCCTCGCCGGATTCAAGGCGCTCGCGAACGACGAGGCGTACAAGGCCGAGCCGTACGACCAGCAAATGAATGCCCGGCGCTCGGCGTACCTCCGCCTCCGTCAGTTGAACGACGCCGGGTACAGCTTCGATTTCCTGTCCGAGCCCCATGCCTTCCGCTGCTATATCGAGGCGGAAACGGAGGTCGGCGTCCTCGAGTACAACGCCGAGGCCTTCCGCGGCTCGCCCGTCGGCCAGGCCCTCCCGTCGAACGTCTGGTCGACTTTCGAGACCGCCATCGCCAAACGTAAACAGGTCCTCGCATCCCGCGCGGCCGACCAATCCCCGGAGGATTTCCAATGATTCGCAAGGTCCTGACGATTGAAGGCGTCGACCATGAGGCCTTTAAGGTCGCCATCTGGCGCGACGACGAGGGCGGATGGCTCGAGCTCGGCCTCCTGACGTTCGCGATGGCCGACGGCCGCGACGGTGAAATCGCCGGCGGCGGCCGCCTCGAGGCCGATGCGGACGTCGTCTCGATTATGGAGGTCCTGATAGCGAGCCAAGGCGGCGACGTCGGCCTCCGCTTCACAGACGCGACCGGCGACGAGCGCCTCGAGCGCCGGTTCCTCCGCGACGCCAAGCTCTCCGGCGACGAGGGCGGCCGCAAGGTCGACCTGGTCCTCGGCGTCTATGCCGGCCGGTTCGACGCCGGCGAGGAGGTTGCGCCCTCGGCCGAGGCGACGGCCGTCGACCGTCTGGCCGCCGCGATGGCCGAGACGGCCGACCAGGAGGCGCGCGCCATCCTCGAGCGACTCCTCGGCGCGCGCTCGAGCGAGCTCCCGTTCCCGAACGCGGTCGAGGCCGTCGCCGGCGGGCTTATCGTCGCGGTCCTCCGGATGGCGGCCGCGAGCATCGAGAACCCGCGCCACATAACCGGGACGAACCTCGCCGACCTACTCCGGGAGAGCGCGGCCGAGGTCGCGTCCGACGTGGCGCGCGCGGAGCTCGAGGCCCGTTCGGCGAGGTCGTCATGAGCGAGCCCGTCGAACCGGAGCAAATCCCGTCGGACGGATGGGTCGCTCCTGACGGCCTTCGCCTCCGCTGCATCGCCGACCAGGTCCGCTATTGGATAGATTTCGACAAGCGGGACCGCGACCGGCACGGCCTGACGACAACGGCCGAGACGCATATCGTCGCGCCGCCGGCGCGCGGCCAGAAGCGGCGGACGGCCCTCGAGGTCCTCGGCCTGGCGTCGGGAGCCTCGGCCGCCGATATCGAGGCCGCCTATCGCGAGAAGGCGAAAACCGCGCATCCGGACAAGGCCGGCGGTTCGGCCGAGGCGATGGCGGAGCTCAACGCGGCCCGCTCGATGGCGCTCCGGTCCGTCAAATGACATTGACGCATCCGACTCTCGTCCGCTGCTATTTCCAGCGCGGCGAGGCCGTGCTCGAGCCTGGCGTCGTCATTCATTGCATGGCCGGACTCGACGACGTCGCCGAGGCGCTCGGCTTCCCGAACTTGAACCAGCTAGGCCAGGCGGCGAAGGCCCGCGGCGACTATCCGGTCCTCGAGGGAGTCCTCCCGGCCGGGTTCGTCGTCTAGGCCAGCGCCTCGGCGCGGAGCTTGACGCGAACGCCGGCGGCCGACCCGCGCGCACACAATGCCGCGAGAGCCGTCAGGTTTCGAGCATGAAAAAGGCGGCCCCGGCCGAAACCGGAGCCGCCTCCCCCTTCCCTCTCCGGCGCGGTCGGACGCCGGCGACGGACGAGACCTAGCCGAGGATGACTTTCAGGGTCCGCGCGGCGGCCTGGTTCACGTCGGCGCCGGCCGCGCCGGAGACGAGTTTGATATGCCGGAACGGACGGAGGATTTCGCGGTCGAGCGCGACGACCTCCGAGGCCGCAACGGCGATGGCGTAGGGAGTCCCGCTCTTGTCGGAGACCGGGCCGAAGGTGACGCCGTCGTCCGAGGCCTGAACGTACAGGCCGGCGGCGGTCCAGGCGGCCGGCATTTGCACGGCGAGGGCGGTCGCTTCGCCGAGGTCCAGCGCGGCCGAGGCGGCCTGGCCGTTGGCGATGACGGCCTCGGCGACGCCGCGAGCCTGAATCTGTTGCGAGGCCTTCGCTTTCATTCCGCCGAAACGGACGTCGCGGAGGAACTTGGTAAGGGCGTTCTCGGCCATTTTATAAACCTTTCGTGAGGACAACGGCCGCCGGGAAACCGCCCGGCCGGGTCCTGCCCTTTACCGCGCGTCAGTCCTCGCGCCAAGGCGTCAGGCGGTACCAGAACGGCCGGTTTCGCTCGGCCCTGGCCGCCGCCCATGCGTCCTCGAGGCGATGCTCCTCGTCGGCCGTGGCGACCGCGAGCTCCCGGCGGCCGTCGCACTCGAGGACGTCGAGCCCGCGTTGTCTGTACGCGACGGAGAGGTCCGCGACCTCGTCGCCCTCGGCCGTGCTAAGGGCGCATCGCTCCCTCGCTTGCGCCGGCGTCTCGAGGCGCGGCGGAGGTGGCGGAGCAACGTAGGCGGGCGCACAAGCCGGCGTCATGGTCGCGATTCCGAGCGAGCTCGCTATCAGGAAGGCGGCCAGCGACGGCCGGGTCCGTCCGGGTTTGAATCTCGAGCTCATGGGTCCTCTCCCTGACGACGACGATTTCGGCGGCGATGCGGTCCTCCGCGGCCGCGACGTTGCGGGTCCCTTCCGTCTCGAGCTCGGCGGCGACTCGGCCGTCGACGGCCGTCTCCTCGCGCGCCTCGGCCCGTTCGGCGCGGCCCTGGTACCAGCGGACCAGCGGGCCGCCGAAAACGATAGCGCCGGCGATGGCGGCCGCGACGAGGACCAGGGCGATAAGGGCGGTCCGACTCACGCCTCGTTCCTCGAGACGACGGAGCCGGTCGCATTCATGATCGGCGCCGGCGTCGGCTCGGCGTTGACGGTCGACGGCCAACGTTGCTCGACGAGGCGGTCGCGCTCAATCCAAGTTTCCGAGACCCGGTTCGATTGGTTCCCGCCGAGGACGCGGACGAGCTTCCCGTCGGCCGAGACGCCGACCGCGAAGCCGACATGACCGCCGCCGGGACGCTGGAATCGAACGACGGCGCCGAACATGATTACGGAGCGCGAGAGCTTCCGGCCGAACGCATCCCAAGCCGAGGCGCGGACGACGACGGCCGGGAGGGGCTCGGCCGAGAGAACGGCCGCGATGATGGCGGCGACGTACAGGCCGCACCACGGAACGTCGTCGTTCCGATAGGCCATGCCGAGGACCCGGTCGCCGAGGCGGCGCGCCCATCCGAGAATCGTCGCGTTCGAGGACGGCCCGGCGACCTCCCGGATTCCGAGGTACCGGCGGCCCTCGATAATCCAGACAGGGTCGAGGCCTTTCGCCGGCGCGGCCGGGATGGCCTGGCCGGTCCGCCTGGCGAGCGCGGCTTGCATGGCGGCGACCGATTTCGGGCCGATGGTCGGAGTCGCCGAGAGCCCGGCGGACCGCTTGAATGCGACCGTCGCTTGCGAGGTCAGACGGCCGAATACGCCGTCGACTCCATCGTTCCGGCGGCCGCCGCGGCCGAGGTCATATCCGAGCGAGACGAGGCCGCGTTGCCAGTCCTCGAGCGTCATTTCGGCCATCGTCAGTCGTCCCCTTTGCCGACGGTCGCCGGCGTGGCTCGAGCGCCGTCGGCGGTCGAGGCGGTTGCGGTTGGAGTGTCAGGAGCCGGCGCGCCGGTCGCCACGGTCTCCGCCATGACGCCGCCGGTCGACGGGTCGACCTCGGCCGTCGACCGGAACGAGACGCCGGCGCGAAGGGCGGCGGCCGTGGCGAGCATTTTCGTCGCTTGCTCGGCGGACGGCGCGACCAGGAAAAGCGAGACGACGAGCGAAATCAGCCAAGCCACCGGATCGACGTGGCGGTCGAGGACAATCGAAAGGACCAGGACGACGAGGAGCGTAATCGTCAGGACGAACGCGTACTCGCGCCGGGCTTTCCAGTTGGAATGAGCGAGCGGCTCCGCGGCCGCGGGATTGTCCGAGGTTGCCATAGCCGACCCTTTCGCCGGCGGAGAATGCTCGCGCCGGCGGCCGACGTCTAGCCTAGTCCTCGCCCTTCGCGTGAGACCAGGCGGCGCCGGCGCCGTGCCACGCGGCCGAGGCGAGCCGCTCGATGCCATCGAGGGCGCCGGAGAAGCCGGCCAGGATGGCGACAATACCGGCCGCGACGGCGACGGCCTTTTGCCACGTCGCGAGGTCTCGCCAGACGACGCCGGGCGTTTTTCTCACGGCTTCCGGAGCGGCCTCGACGACGGCCTCGGCGACGACGTCTTTGCCCGTCTGGTCACCGTGCTCAATGGCGATTCGCGCCTGGTCGCGCGCCTCGTTCGCCGCGAGCTCGACCTCCGCGAGGCGCGCCAGGATGCCGGCGCGTTCAAAGCTAGCCTTTCGGACGTCGGCGCGGACCTCGCCAAGGAGCTCGAACAACCGCTCGAACATGGCGTCCGTCCGCGCCTCAGAAGCGCCGAGCGCCTGGTCGACGTGCTTTCCGATTCTCTCCTCGAGACGTCGTCCCGCCTCGGCCTCGGCCGTCCGGTCGACCCGCGGTCCTCTCGCCATCGTCCGACCCCTCACGCTCGCGGCGACCGTGACGCGGCGCCGTGCCGCTGGCGCCTCCTGATACCGAACCGACCGCTCTCGCATTGAGGCCTCCGCCATGAGAACGCGCGGCGGTTGATTCCGCCTGGAGACGTCAGCCTTCCGCCTCGGCCGGCGTTTCGTCGATGGTCTCGAACTCCGCGTCCTCCGGTTCGTCGGCCGGAGGAGCCGGCGGCGGGACCTCGGCGGCGATCAAGCCATAATCGAACGGGGCCGGAGGAGCGGCCGCCGGCGCGAGGACGCCAACGCCGGGAACGACGTCGACGACGTTACGGAGCCGGAAGGCGCGGACGGTCGAGGTCGCAACCCCCATCCGAGAGGTCTCGACGTCTCGAATCAAGGTCGTTTCGTCGACGCCGACGGCCTCCGTCATGGCGACGACCTGGACCTCGAACTCGGAGACGAGCGGCGCATCCGTGACCGGGGCGCGGAGCGCCTTCCCGTCGGGTCCGACCATGGCGCCAGTTAAGCGGATGACCTGGCGGCCGAGACCGCCAGCGGCCTTATCGTGCCAGGCCTTCACCTTGACGAGATAGGTCTCGCCGTTCTCGACGACCTCATAGACGGAGTCCTCCGGGTTCTCGTCGTCGCCGACCAGGAAGCCGGCGCCGCGGAGACGGTCCGTCACGTTGAGCGGTTGGTGCATGTTCTCGTTTCCTTACGGGATGACGACGCCAGGATAGCCCCCGCCGCCTCCGGCCGGAGGAGGAGGAGGCGGAGAATAGCCGCCGCCGGTTTGGGCCGTCTGCTGGCCGCCCATCGCCACATAGCGCGCGGCCGACTCGCGGTACGTCCTGGCCGTCGCGGCGACGGAGGTCGCGACATAGGTGTTTCCGACGAGGTCGTAAAACACAGAGTACAGCGTGTTTTGCGTCAGGCCGGTGATGTTGGCCGAGGGCGCGTTGATGACGTAGCCGGACGGGAATCGAATCTCCGTCGCCGCGACCGCGATAACCGTCTGAGCCGGAGAGCCGGCCGACAACGGCGCCGCCGGCGTGAACGTCACGCCGTAGCCGACTTGCACATTCAACGGGAGCCCTCGGCCGTCGACGACCCGGCCGAGGTCGTTGACGTATCGGCCTATCCCGCGGTCGACGCCGGAACCAGGGAAGGGCGGACAGCCGATCTGGCCGGCGGCGACCTTCGTAAGCTGAATCTCCGTCGCCATCGCGACCGGGTCGACGCCGACCCCGTCCGCGGAGGCTCGAATCCAGATTACGGCGTAAGCTCCCGCGGGATTTGTGACGTCATAGAACCCTTTGCATTCTCGCATGTTGGCCGGCTCGCCGTTCGCGCCGGCCGCGAGCTCCGGGTAATAGAGCTCGCCGACATAGCTCTCCGTCACATAGGTGCCGGTCCGCGAATAGAGCGCGACGTTGACGCCGATGAAGAGCGTCCGCAAATGCGCCAGCAAGGCGCGCGCGTACAGGCGGTCGCCCTGCCTGACCTCGAGCGCATGGCGGCGGAGATAGTCGAGCGGAAGGGTTCCGGAGAAATATCCTGGCGGCCCGACGACGTCCCAAACGGACCAGTTAACCGGCGTCCCCGTCACCTTGGCAAAGGCGACGTTGCGAGCGCCGTAGTAGTTGGTTCCCGACTCCGAATAGTTGACGCCGGAGGAGACCGGGAGCGCGACGTTGCCGGGCCATGGAGTCCCCCAGGTCGTCCCATAGTCGCCTGTCTCGAAAGAGGCATTCGGGAACGCGTTGTCGCCGAGGCCGACGAGAAGGTTATCGAGCTCGTCGACGCCGGGAACGACGCCGCCCGGCCGCCGAATGGTCGGCACCGTATCGATTCCGCGCGGGCCGACCCCTATCCAGTCGACCTCGACCGTCAGGCCGGCGCCAGTGACGAGGTCGATTCGGAATAGCGAAATCGTCCCCGTCTGCCAGTCCGTACCGCCGCCGTTGAGAGCGTGCATGTCCCATTCGAGCGTGACCCATTGATTCAGCGGGAGAGCCGTCGCCGGGACGAGGGACATGCGCTTGACGTGCGCCTCCGAATAGCCGCCGCCAACGCTCGAGTTGAAGTAAACCGCGAAGTCGGGACCGGCCCCCCCGCCGAGCGCCGCCGTCCTGCGGAGACGCATCCGGACATACCGATTCAGCGCGCCGGAGAAGCTGACGGCCGGCGAGTTAAGCTGAGGGTCCTCGCCTGTCGTCGTGTGCGTAAGGATGCCGTTCGCGGCCACGGCCGAGGCATTGGTAGCCGTCCAGCCCTGCAAACCGGAGTTGAAGTCCCAAAGTAGGAGCGGCGAGAACGGCGACGGCGCGTCGGCCAGCGCGGGAACGACGACGTTCTCGACGACGACCCAAGGGGACGGCCAGCCGTCGGCGTCGCGCCAGCGCGCGCGGACCGTGTAGCTTTGGCCTGGCGCGCCGGTGTAGTCGCCGCGCGGGTTGGCGGCCGGGAGCGGTTGGCCGGCCGAGACGTACGTCGCGTCGGCTGCGCCGGTAGCCTTGCGCTCGACGACGAGCTCGGAGACGTCGCCGGCCGGTACCGCCGTCGCCGAGACCGCAATAGCTCCGTAAGACGAACCGTCCGGCGCGGCGCGGGTGACGCCTTCCGCGGTGAATAGAAGCGGCGCCGCAATGTCTCGCGTGACGAGGACGCCGTTCGCGACGGCCGCCGGAGACGTGTCGCCGTTCCGGAGGATGGTCCGGATTTCGAGGTCGACCCGGTACTCCGACAGGACGTCGGCCGGCGTCCAGCCGGCGTCAGTGATGGGCGGCGTCCTGAAATCACGCGTCGTCGCCGCCTGGCGCGGGAGCGGGAGCCAACGGTTTTTGACCTGGCCGACGTCGGCCGTCCGGCGCCAGCGCGCGACGATGCCGTCGATGAGCGCGCCGCGGACAGGGTCGACCTCGAACGCGGCGTAAACGCCTTCCGGCCGGCCGATGGTGGCGGTGATGCGCGGCGTCGGTGCTCGCGGCCGTTGCGTCACGCCGGAGACCAGCGGCGGAATCGGACCCGTCTCGGCGGCCATGATTTCCGGCGCGAGGTACTTGACCGCGCGGAGCGTCGCCGACCGAACGCCGGACCGCTCGACGTCGACGATTTCGACGTCCTCCGTAATGATGCCGACCTCGCCAAAGACGATGAGGTCGCCCTTCTCCGGCGACACGCCGACGGCTCGAGGCGCGGCGAACGACAGGTTGCGCGTCGTGCCGGCGACGTTGACGACCGGGACGCCTCGGATGACCTGGTCCGCTCGGCGAATGTCGATGGCGTACAGCTTCCCGGCTTCCATGGTGACGGGTTGCTCGAGGCGGAGGCCGGATACCGCGCCGCCGGGCGCGACAAATCTCCGGAAGTCGACGCGACAGTCGACCAGGCCGTACAGGGTCGAGGGATGGCGGACGAGGACGCGGTCGCCATAGGTCGTCGCCACGGCGTCGACGTCGGCCGTCCATTCGTGCGCCTCGACCATGAGCTCGCGCTTGGCGAGGAAGACTCGGCCCTCCCGATATGCGCGGTCGATGGGACAGGAGAAGTCGAGGCGGAGGGTCTCGAAAAGCTCGGCGTTCTCCTCCGTATAGCCGTCGGCATAGACGACAAGCTCGTCCTGGTCGTCGTTCGCGCCGTTGTTCGGAAACTCGACGATGACCGCATGAATCGGGTCCGGGAAGGCGCGGCGGTACCGATAGCCGTTGACGTTCCGGCTCGCGAAAACTTGGCGCGGGACCGGCTTCTCCCAATCGGTGACGAAACAGAGCTTCCGACCGTTCCAATACGTCGAGAATCGGCCCGCGCGGCCAAGGCGGATGAGGACGTCCTCTTGCGAGGACTCGTCCGTCACGTCGACGCCGGCCTCCCATTCCCGCGCGACGATCAGGTCATAGGCGGCGGTACAGGACGCGTCGACCTGGTCGAACCGGAGCGGCTTCGCCGCCGCCGGCCCGGTTACGAGCCAACGCGCGAGCGCGGCCTCGTTCGAGCTCGGAGCCTCGTCGTCCCAATCCGCGCCATTCCAGACCGGGACGATGGGCGTAACGGTCGCCGTGACCGGCGGGAGGTTCCCGTTGATGTCGTCGGAGCTTCGGACGCGGAGGAAGGTTACGGAGAGGGTCTCGTCGAGGATGGGCGGGAGATTTTCGATGGTCCGGAGAGCGGTCCAGGTGACGTCGTCGGTCGAGGAGTCGCGGTTGTCATTGTCCGGGTCCCATCGCCGGACTCGGACGTTGTATCGCCCCTTTGCCGGCGGGTTGAAACCGAAGGTCCGGCGGAGTGAGTCGTTCGTCTTTCCGGAAATGTAGAAATGCCCGGCCGGGAGCGCGACGCCGAGGCGGTTGACGGCCGCCGGGATAGGCGCCGCGGTCCAGGCGCCGCCGCCGACCGGCTGATACTCGATGAGGCCTTGAACCTCTTGCTGCAAAATCGCGCCGTTGTCCTTCCGGAAGTTAAGCCCGGCGCCGAGAGTGAGGTCGACCTCGATGCGGTCGGCGTTGACGGCCGACGTATGGACCTCGGCGACGGTCGCATCGCCGGCGTTGGCGCCAATGTCGAGCTCGTCCGTCAGGTTCTCTTGAACGACCCGGCCAGGGTACAGCGCCGACGTTCGAGGGCCTGGCGTGAGCTTGTGCTCGACCTCAATGTCGGCCGCCGGATAGTCGGCGAGGAGGGTCTCGCCAATCTTGATGTTCTCGAGGACGCAAGGTCCGAAATGCCAAGCGAGCGCGACGTGCAACCAGGCGTCGTCGCCGAGATTCTGCGTGTATGGCGAGGCGGCCATATCCGCGGCGACCGTGCAGCGGCCGAGGCGGAGCGGCATAGGCTCGCGCGGCCGATAGCCGTTCGAGGAGCCGTTGAGCGCGCCGCGGTTGTTCGCGTCGGCCAGGGTCTCGCTTTTCGGCTTGAACGCCGCCGCAATAGCCATCTGGCCGACGACGGAGACGGTCGCCGCGAGGGCGGTCCGGATAAAGAGGTTGTCGAGGAGCGCCGGCGTCGCCGCGCCGCCGCCGACGTAGAACGAGAGGGCGATAACCGCAATCGTCAGGACGGTTTGCAGCGCCTTGTTTCCGCCGCCGCCGCCGCCCCCGCC